CTACAGCGCTGAAGCCAAAGCCGAAGTGCCCACGAAAGTGGAAATGCTGATGGACCTGCTGGACCAGGACATCATCGTTGGCTTGATCAAGCAGACGGTCGACAAGACCAAGAAGAACGAATCCACTGGTGCGTATGAACCCACCGGTGAAACTCGTGAAGAGAACGAGATCGACAAATTGTTCCGTGCGCGTGACCGCATGACAACTGCCGAAATCCGTGCTCAAGCTGAAACCGCAACCTTCATCGACACCTGGGATGCCAAGTTCTCTGGCACCACCAAGATGAAGGCTAAGGGCGCTGCAGGTACTGCCGGTGCTCCTAAAGCTGCTGCAGGTGCCCCTGCTGCGGCCAAGAAGCCTACGACTAGCCTCTTCGCTTAATGCGGATCCAGGGGATGGTCATCTGGTCATCCCCATTTTTGAAAAAGGAAGACCATGAAAGTTGACGGCAACACCCCAGTCACCGTGGCTCTGAACCTGGAGCAGATCAACAACGTCCTCACGTCGTTGGGTACCCAACCCTACGACCGTGTGGCCGCGACGATCACTTCGATTCAGCAGCAGGTGACCCAGCAACTGAACGCGTTGCAGCCCCCGGTTCCACCCGTTCCTCCCACACCTCCTGCCGAGTAACACCAGCATGGACGCACAAGAAGAACGAATCCCCAGCCGGGTGACGGTTTCCGACATGGAAGCCAAGATCAAGATGACGATTTATCAGCGTCTTGAAGGCACTACAACGACGATCTGTCAGATCACTCTAGAGAACGGCTTCACGCTGATCGGTACGAGTGGTTGTGTGGATCCGAAGAACTACAACCAGGCTCTGGGCGAGAAATACGCCTACGAGAAAGCGTTCGAGCAGCTGTGGGCACTGGAGGGTTACCTCCTGCGCCAACGTCGTTTCGAAGCTGGATTGGAGTGAAACCATGAAGCAATTCATCGGGGTCAAACTGATCCACGCTAAACCCATGACACGCCTTGCGTACAACCAGTATCGTGGATGGACTCTCCCATCTGACGAGAACGGTGACGACGCAGGCTACCTGGTTGAGTACACGGATGGTGGCCAAGCCAACCACCCTGATCACGCCGGCTACATCAGCTGGTCACCTGAAGCAGTCTTCAACAACGCTTACAAACCAACCGATGGCATGTCCTTCGGCCTGGCCGTGGAAGCGCTGAAGAAGGGCTTCAAGGTCACGCGCGACGGGTGGAACGGCAAAGGCATGTTCCTGTACTACGTGACGGCCGACTACTATCCGGTCAAGATGGCAGCTGCCAAGAGCTTCTTTGGCGACAACAGTCTGGTTCCGTACCGTGACTACATCGCCATGAAGACTGTAAACAACGATGTTGTTCCATGGGTAGCCAGTCAGACCGACATCCTGGCAAATGATTGGGGAATCGTATGAGCGAAATCAACGAAGCTCCTGAAGCCAAACCAGAAACTGTCGAGGTCCATGACCTTGACCACTTCATCAAGCTGTTAGTTCGTTGGCACGACACCAAGATTCGCATGCTGAAGCACATGGAAGAAATCCCTGAAGGGACCGTAGTCGAGATCGAAGGCGTGGACCATGAGTTCACACCTGAGATGCGACGCGGTTTCAGCTTGGGTATCACCATTGCTCTGGCCGAACTTGGCACCTTGCCATTTGCGTTCGAGACCGACGATGATGAGGAAGCACCTGCAGCCAATGACGAGCAAAGTCATTAAGGTTGTGGGTCAAGATCCCAGTCTAAGAAACTGGGGTCTAGCGGTCGGCTCCCTGAACCTGGAAACCAAAAAACTCACGATCGAGTACGTTGCTCTGACGAATCCGGAACTCCCGAAAGGCAAGCAAGTTCGTCAAAACAGCTTAGATCTCGAGTCAGCATTCCAGTTGTACAAAGGTGCAGTCGACGCCTCTTTCGGCGCTCAAGCAGTATTCGTGGAAGTCCCGGTCGGCAGTCAATCTGCTCGAGCCATGGCTTCCTACGGCATCTGCGTGGGTGTCCTTGGGGCATTGAGAGCGAACGGTATCCCCTTCTTCGAAGTGACCCCAACTGAGGTCAAGCTTGCAAGCGTAGGCAACAAGACAGCCACCAAGCAAGACATGATCAAGTGGGCCATGGCGACACATCCTGAAGCCAATTGGCCAACTTACCAGCAGCACGGGGCGACATTGGTCAGCGAAGCGAAAGCCGAGCACATGGCCGATGCCATTGCTGCAATTCATGCAGGCATGTCCTGCAATGCGTTTCAACAAATGCTGTCCATGACAGTGCGTTAACAAGGGAATACCCAATGCAAATTCAGTTCAAACAAGCTGAAATCGTAGCTGCTCTGAAGCAGTACATCGCTGCTCAAGGCATCAACGTGACCGGCAAGACCGTGGACATCGCGTTCTCTGCCACTCGTGGTGCCGCCGGCATCATCGCCGACGTGACGATCGAAGACGCCAGCATTCCTGGCTTCAGCGACTCGGCCGTCGAAGACAATGCCAAGCCCGCTCTGAGCGTGGTTCAACCGGCGACTGCTGCTATCGCAACTCCTGCGACTGAAGCTGCTGCCGCTGAGCCAACAGCCAAAGCTCTAGTGGAAGCCTCTGAACCTGAAGCAACTCCGGCAAAGACCACCAGTCTCTTCAACAACTAACCTGTTGAAGGTATGGGTGTCATCAAGTGGACCGGCTATGTACTAGCCGCTTCCTTGGTTCTAGCTGTACTATTGATTGGTGGTGCACTGATCGCAGCGATTGCATTCGCAGTAGGCATCGCCCTGTGCACCGCAGCAATCGTTGGATTCATCGCATACCTCATCAAGGAGTACTGTGAATCAAGTTCAGCCCGCTCAGCAACGAGCGAAAAAAGAGGTAGCTGAGAAGCAATTCGACGCCCTCTTCTACGATCCGCCCAAATCCAAGAGAGTACCTGCAATGGCTAACAAGCTGACTGAGCTCCAGCAGAAGATCGACGCACTCCAGAAAGAGCGCGACGAACTGCTGGCCACGGAGAAGTCCGAAGCAATTCAGAACATCAACTCGATGATCCGAACCTACGGCATCCGTTCCCGAGATCTTGATTTCGGTGAGCCCAACAAGTTTGTTCCTGTAGGGAAATCGAAGGTCGCAACCAAATACAAACTAGGCACCCAAGCCTGGTCTGGACGAGGACGCAAACCCAAATGGGTTGAAGACCATGTGACCAAGGGCGGTAAGCTGGACGAACTTCTCGTCAAGTAACCTGCCATGTCTTGCTGAGGCAGGTAATAAAATGCAAGACCGACTGGTGCCCGTAAGGCACCACCATTAAGAGTAGGGACTGGCAACGGGTTAGCGCCGTTGCTCATTGCTTTTAGCCATGAGACTCCTTCCCTACACTGCTTTATGTGAGCAGTCCCTACCCTTGATGGTGAAACCAAACAGACCCTGAGCCCATAAACCCCTATGCAGCTACAGTAACAGGGCCTGTTTTGAATATTGTTCTATCTCCGCTGTTCCGTCGGAGCCCACGCTCAAAAATGAACGGAACCACCATCAACCTATTACCCAACCCCGCAAGGGGCTCTGCCATCCGCCTGGTTTCCGGGGTGCGGCACAAGCTGGATTGTTTGTAATTGCGACGAGAGAACGCCTGGGGGTCAGAAGTCCAGCAGAACGGCGTGACACTTCGGAGAGACGAAGACCATCAAGCAAGCCACTGAGCCTGGGAGTCGCGCTCCGGGTCGTTTCAGATGACAACAGCCGCAAGGCTAATTGGCAGTGGTTTGCTTGATGGTTGCATCACAGAGCAGCGGTAATACACGATCTACCAGCATGAGTCACCAGAGTACGCGTAAACCTCTGGGGCAAGCAACAGTGCAAGAACATTCGTGTGACACCTGGGAGAGACCAGGACTTTCAAGAGTGAGGACTGCCACTGGGGGTTCCCGGTGGGCCGGACCAGTCCTCACCCTTGAGGGTTACTTCACCAAGGCCATTGCTGCCTTCACAGTACCAAGCTCATCCAAAGTCATTGGGAATCGCAGCGCCCCACCGTGCAACGGGTTGTTACCCAGGTGGTGAGCGAAGGAACTGTCCAGAACGATGGGTCCTAAACTCATGTAGTGATCCAACATTGCCATCGAAAGAATTCTCGATGGATTCTTACGGAAGTTCTTCACCAACACGCGCTGAATGCGCAGGAAATACTTGGTGAACGGGATGATGCCCATGTCATCAAAGTACTGCATGCTGCGGTGCATTGGAATGTCATAGTTGATGAACGACTCGGACACTTCACTCATTGCATCGCGTTCGCTCATCGGGTCTTCCTTGCGGGAAACCAAATGTTGGAACAGCGTGTAGCGAGCCACGAAGTCAGACATCTGAGTCGCATGGCTAAGCAGCTGGTACATCTTGGTGTCGTGAGCCATGTAGACAATACGGCCAAGGTCTTTGACCTTTGGGTTCAACTTGTCGGTGTACTTCTCGGTCTTGCGTTGGAGCAAGCTCTTGTAAGAGTACACGTCCTGCTCCTGAGCCACGTCTTCCACAATCGTTGGCATCAAGCCAGCGTCCATGAGTTTCTTGACTGGGTTGCGGTCAACCAGGTCTCGTAAACGAACGATCTCACGGCGCACCTCATCGGCATTGCCTTGGGTGTAGCCAGTGGCAATCAACGTCTCCAACTCGGCCAGGCGAGCAGTGTCTTCGTAGTAGGACAGCGTGCCCTTGATGGCGACGATGTGGTGATGCAGGATATCTTTCCAAGGAACGCCGGCGGCGTACAGGAATGAGAAGTTCGAGTAGATGTTGCCCATCAGAGTCGTCACGTTCTTGACGACCACAATGTCCTTGATCTCGCGCACGATCTCTTGCCACATGCGCTCCCCCTTGGCCACTTTGTTGCCAATCTTTTTGATGTGGTTTGCAGCCTGCTCAGGGGTACGGCCGTAGCGAATAAGCATGCCTTCCAGAGCTTCCAGTGTGAAGCGCTCGAAGTCGTTGCGCATGCGCGGCTCTTTCAAGAAAGTCTGAGCCAGCGACAACTTGCGGTAGCCAAAGACAATGTCCAGCGAATCGCTGCGGACCATCATCGCGCGCTGACCCCAAACCTTGCGGATGGTCTCGCGCGACGGATCAGAGAGCAACGCCCAGATCTCACGCAGCTTTGGATCTGCAGAGTTCGGGCCGACTTCAACGTAGGAGTCCGGCTGGGTTGCGTAGTCTTCGTCGAACTGGTCTGCCAGGGCCTGGATCACGTCCCGGTTCACATCCTCACTGGTTTCCTTGTCGTAGATCGAACCAGCAAACACACCCATGACGCGATCAAAGCTGTTGTCACGCTCGAGGATTTCGTCACGCAAACGGTCCGACATCATGTAACGCCAGTTGGTGATCTCGCCGCGCTCGTTGTAGACCGGAACCAAGTAGTTCAGGTTGTCCTGATCCATGTTGCGATCGGGGCCGATCAACATGTTCATCTGCTTGAGCTTCTGCGACGTGATGGCCATCTGCAACGCGGCATTGTCCAAGCCGTCTTCAGTGTTGACGTTCATCCAGCCGTTGTGCTGAGTCGTACCCTTGGTGTGCAAGTCTGACGTCGAGAAGATGCCAGACAACCAAGGCGCCAAACCACCGTCCTTCAGCACATAGATGTGCTTGGCTCCGGCATTCGGATCTGCAGTGTCATCAACCACTGGGTGACTCTTCACATAGCCCTGCTCCATCAAAGCAGTGCCGCGGTCAAAGTCTGCAACCTCAAACACCGTATGCGGGTTGGTGATCTCAGGCGTGTAGCCGTGCATCATCAGCGCAGGGTTGTTGTTGAACAGGCGTTCCAACGATTCCTGCTCCATGCGCTGGTGCAAGATCATCAAGAACTCAGCACCGTTGGCACCGTCAGTGCGAGCGCTCTCGGTACGCATGGCTTGGACTGCACGGTTGCGGTCTCTGCTATCCAAGTAGCGCATCGTGTAGAGCACGATCAACTGCTTAATGGTGTTCTCAACCTTTGCCGCATCGGCTTTGGTGATGCGCTTCTCGTACTTGGTTCCAGCCAAGCGGGAAATGATGTGCGCGTTCAGCATCAGAACCGGTGTGCGTGACTTGCCAGTCGCTTTGTAGAAGCCCAGACCGTTGATCTGCTCGACGTAGGCGTCACGCAGGTTCTGTGGCAGCTGAGCCACCAACAGATCAATCGTCTGCTGGCGCTTAGCGCTGTCACTCAACAGCTGGTCAATCTCGGCCATGCTGTACTTGCCAAGCAAGTTGTGAGCACCAGTGCGCAGCAAGGCACTGGTCAACGCAGCTTTGTCTTCCTTGGACAAGCCCTTGCCGTTGTTGACGAACATCTCCAGCGTCTGCTTGGACTTCTGGTTGATGATGCGCTTGCGTTGCTGTTCCTGTTTCTTGCGGAAACGGAGCAACTCTTCCATGCGCTGCAGCGGACCGCGCAGTTCATTGAGCATCGAGATGCCCAAGGACGTCTTTTCTTTGACGTGCTTGTCATGGAACTGACGAATGTCGTCCATGTACTTGTCAACGACGCCCAGGTTAGACAACCGGGTCACGGTACCAGCCAGGCGAACCACACCACTGCGGCTGTTCTTGACCATGTCTGTGCTGGCCAGTTGGCTCAGCTTCTCACGGCCGTACTCCACAACACCCTTCACCGACTTTTCAATGTCGTTGGTTGGGGACGGCTCAGTATTGCGGAGGTTGATCAACGAACGCTTCTTGGCTTCGATGTCGACCAGCTGGCTGACCAACGCCATGAGCTTCTCATCGGCTTGCTGGCCACCAAAGGTGCGAGTCAGCTTCTCGTTGAGGAAACCAAGGATCTTCTCAAACACATTGGCCAAGCGATCCATGAGGGTCTTGCCCTCACCCACTGCCGTGGTGTCACGGTCTGTGGCCACCTTCATGAGGGCGTTGAACTTCTGGTTGGCCAAGCCCATGGCTGCAAAGCGGGCAAGGTAGTCCGAGCGGTCACCACGGTCTGCCTCGATCTTGAAGACAAAGTCGTAGTCTTCCTGCGAGGCGAAGTCCGATGGCTTGAGCTTGGCGCGCATCTCGTCGTACAGCTTGTACAACTCACGGTACAACGCCTTGGTGGTGGTCTCGCTGCCGTCCAATGCAGCCTTGACCGTGGCTTCCACCTGTTGCATCGCATGGTCTTCCTGCGCGCTGCCTGCAAAACCCGACCCTACGATGGCCGAAGCAAACGGGGCATTCCCTGTTTCCATGGCTTTTAGCCATACCGCCAGAGGGTTCCCTGCTTCTGCCTTGCGCATCTGGGCCGCAAACGAGCCAAACGGGCCGTGGAGGCTCTCAACGATGCCGCTGAGGAGGTTGGCTAGGTGAGCCTGGAATCGTGGCTCCACGGTCCCGTTATCCAGGGCCTGGTGGATGTCCAACGTGGTGTAGCGATCAACCGCTGCCACAGTGGCCTGAGCCAAGGTCAACGATGTGGGGTTGTCACGTTGCTGGGCTGCTTCGGCAAACAAGCCAGAGACGTTCGAAACCAGAACACTCAGGCCGTTGGTTGTTGCTTGGTCAGGCTTCTTGAACAGCAGCTTGGCCAAGGTGTCGATGAACTTCTGCATGCCGGTGACCAGCGCATTGCCACGGGTCTTGGACTCCATGGAGATCTTGTTCAGGACGTCTCGTTGGAACGCTTGGCTCGTCATACCCCAAGCCACGAACTCCTGAACATCACCCAGTGCCGCGGCGTAGTCCTTCAAGCCAGCAGTCTGAGCGTACTCAGCCGCTTTCTGACGAAGCGCTTCCAGTTCTTCCACCAAAGCCTTGGCATCAGCGGACGGGCTGTCGATGACTTCAGCCACGGCTGCGTGCACGAGCTCATGCAGCAAAGTCTCGTAGGTCAAACCAGAGCTTTCGAACTCAGGGCTGAGAACGTAGACCTCTTTGGCATTTCCTTTGACCACGTACCACGCGCGCGCGGCGGTGGGCGGCATGTCCAAAACCACGCTGCCAGCAGTCTGGGGCGTGATGAATCGAATGCTCAGGTCTGGGTTGACCACACGGGAAAGCAACTTCATCAGCTTGCTGTTGACAGCGTTCAAGCGGCCGCTCTGCATCATCAGTTCGTAGACCTGACGTGCGTTGGCTTGTGGGTTGGCTCGGAAGAACTCCACCAGATCTGCATCGCTGCGAATCAAGGATGGGCCCACGTTGCCAAACACACTGCGTGCGTTGCTGGTCTTGTCGGCTTCGTTGGTTGTTGCTTCGGCTTTTGCTCGAGTAGCCTGCAGTGCAGCACCCAGTTTCTCAGCAGCTGCGGCCAACTCAGGGTTGACCTTGCGGCTCAGCTTGGCACGCTCAAGGGCTGCAACTGCTTTGTCTCGATCATCCTCGGTGACCTGGTACTCGCCACCTTCCCAGGTGTACTGGTCAATGGCCACAATCTCAGACAGCGCTTCCAAACGCAGCTTGTTCGCATTGAACTGGGCAGCGTTGGCAAGCTCGATAACCATCGTAGGCAGGTTGGCATCCTTGACCTTGTTGCGCATCTTGAATGGCAAGGCTGCGCGCAAAGCCTCCTTCACACTAGCCAGCGCATCAGTCGACACTTCGCCGGCTTCGATCATGGTCACTGCGTTGGTGATCACACGGCCCAACATCGCATAGGCTTCAGTCGCCGGCGAGAAGTTGAGCATCTGATCAAAGGTGGCTTTGTTGATGGCGGTCGCTGTGCGCTTGACATTGTTCACACCGTTCCCGGCTTCGTCGTGCACGTTCAATGTATCGGTGTCTTCCAAAGACGTGTGCATGACTGCAGAGTCAAACGAGTGCATCAGGTACGGCAAACCAGCAACACCAGGGGATGTCTCCATGCTCCGGGTTGCCCAGCCACTGATCTGGTTGGTTCGCCAGTTGTCACCCGTCGGGATCAACTTGCCCAGCAGGACCTTGACCTTGTCGCTGTTCTGGTCACCAGCACCCTTGCGGGTCTTGGCCATGTACAGGCCAGCATCCAACTCGTTGTCATCAACGGTGTACGCGGTGTTGGCCAAAGGCAGGATGCCTTGGACCTTGTCACGCAATGCTTTCTCCTGAGCCACAGTCATCTCGTGGGTAGGCAGACGCTCTCCGTTGCGGACCACGAAATCCATCTCCCCCTCGTCCATGAGACGTTGGATCTCTTTGGCTCGGAGGTCTTGATAGATTGCGTCGTAGATTTTGAAGGCGCCCTGAATGGTGCCGTTAATGTCGTTGCGGCGAGTCAGGTACGTGTCAAAGTAGAACTTCATTGTGTCTTCAACACGAGAGCCTAGCTGCTGGTTGAACGCATCAGCCAAAGCAGCTTTCTCCTTCTCGCTGAACTCGCGGTTCAACAAGAACTCGATACCAGCGCTTTCAGGAATCTTGCTTCCCATCAGCGTGTTCAAACTCTGGATGATCTGCAGACGGGTCGTCTTCTTGTCATCCCCGTTGGCCACGGCTTCGATGCGGTCAAACACAGACTGGACGAAAGCGTCCTTCATGTTCTCGATCGACTTGTCGACTGACGAACCAAAGATGAACGATGTCAGCGGAGTCTTGGCCAAGTTACGGCCGGCAGACGTCACCTTGTCACCGCTGGTCAATTCCTTGGTGAACGTGTAGATGGCAGCAAGCTGAGGGCTGGCTTCAATGCCTTCCAAGATCTTGCTGGCCAAGTCTTCGTACAAGTCCAAGCTGGTAGCGCGCGTGTACCAGTCGTTGTAGTTCTTGGTGTTGTCCGCTGCACGGTACATGCCGCCGCGGTTGATCTGCGTAAACAACGAATCAACGTTCTCTTCTGCACCCAAAGCCAAGTAGGTCAGGATCGGGCCGTTGGTTTTGCCATCCACACCCACCAACATGTTCACGGTGACTGCGTCGAGACCGATCTGCTTGGCATTCTCGAACTGGCCGTAAGCCACCAAGGCCTGGAGCGTTTGCATGCCCTCGGCATCTGCAGTGAACTTGGCGATCTCTTCCTTCTGGACTGCGGTGAGCGCTTCTACGGTCGGTGTTTCCAGTGCCTTGGCCAAAGCCATGGCCATCTTCTGAATGCGTCCGTCATCAGCCTCAACCATGTCCTTGAATTTAGCCATCGTTTCGATGTTTGGCTGCTGGTCGATCTTCACACCAAACGCCTGAGCCAAAGACACCACCAATTGCTCGATGGCTGCGTCATCGTTCAACGAGATCGTGCTCTCCCACTCAGGGCGGGTGAACATGAAGCGATGAATCTTGCTGCTCTGCAAGTTCATGTTGTGCGTAGCCACACCAACACGGAAGTTCTTCCAGACTTCGAGCGTTGCGTAGAACGGCTGGTTGATCTTCTCGGGACTGTTGTCGATAGCGTCTTGAACCAGTGCCTTCATCGCTGACAACTGGTCTTCCAAGCCCAGATTCTTTGCCATGACTGAGTCACGGTTCTCTTTCTGGATGCGCTCTTCGTTGTACTCGGTCCAGCCGGCAGCTTTGAGGATGACCTCATCACCCAACACCGACAAGGCATCCCACATTGCTGGGATGATGCGGTGAGGTACCTGCTGCGCTTTGCTCAAGATGCGGCGCTGGGTCTTGGAGATGTTCTGGTCTGTCTTCTTGGCTTGTTGCTGGCTGAACTTCGTGGGCTTCCACGATGCGTACTGGCCGGCGTGCTCGGAACTGAACAAACGCTGAACCACACCATGCGATTGCACTGAGGCGTCACGGATTGACTTGCTGTCATCCGGCAGCTGCAGACCAGCCTCACGACGCACGCGCACATACGTGATCGTTGGGTAGACGTCCTTACCAGACTTGGCTTTGACTGGGTTGGGCTGGATGTCGATCCCAGGCAAGTAGCGATTCAGGTCGGCTCCGTCGACTGTGACAGTGTCAACCATGTTCACTTCATCCTGAGACAACAACACCAGAGCCTGCAGACCAAATGCTGTCTGCAGCTTGCTCATGTAGTCGGCTGGCGCCTTGTCGTTGACCTTCAAACCAAGAGCATCAGTCACGTAGCGACCCATCGAGCTTGCGGCACTGTCCTTGAACTGAGCAAGGGTTGCCATTGCGCGTCGACCTTCACGGGAGACCGTAACTTCAGCACCGTGCAGACCGTGCATCTTCAGGATGTCTTCATCTTCCTTCAATGCCGGCGTGTTCATCGAGTCAACGAGGAAGTTGTAGGCACCATAAGCAATGGCCGTGACAAGGTTCTCGTCAACTGAACCATCCTTGTTGAAGAAGTCCTGCAACGGATCTTCGAACAGGAACTCAGCTGTGGGGAGGTTGCCTTTCAAGTTGGCAATACCACCCTTGGTCAGGTTCTGACGGATCAGTGGAGACCACTTGTTGGCAAACTCTTGGAACTTAGTCAGCGCGCCGATCTCACCTTCCATGAGCTCGTCTGCAAACAGGTCCGATGGAACCACCTCACCTGCATTCCAGCGGCTGAGCATGTTCGACACCGACACCAGGGGACGATCCTTGGCGATGTCGCTGTCCTTCTCGATGCGAGCCTTCGTCTGTGTGAGGAAGGCGATCGCCTTGTTGATGGTGCGGTACACGGTGCCCAGCTTAGTGTTGGGAGGCAACACTTCGTCCGAAGTCTGCTCGCTGAGCACTGTGAGACCAGTCGTCGTTTCATTTTCAGGTGCCGCTACGGGCACTTCGTCAGTGCCCTGCTGCTCAGTCGTGTTAGCTTCCTCAGTAGACTGGGTTTGACCTTCAGCCGTAGCAGCTTCCTTAGTAGAGGCAGGAGCCTCCTCAGTCACTCCATCCGTCGTGGCAACTTCGTCTGCAGACGCTGCATCGCTGCTCTGTACAGCGGACTCTGCTGCTCCCTGCCCAACATCGCCACTTCCTTCGGTGTCACCTTCTTCTGCCGCGGCTTCCTGCGCAGACCGTTCTTGGGTGCTCTGATCTCCCGAGGCGGGTGATTCGTTCTTGACATCATTGGTCTCCTTCTGTGAGGGAGAAAACTTGTGGTCATAGGCAGCACGCAGTTCGTTTGCTGTGCTGGTGATTGCTCGGCTCTCTTGTCCGACTTTTGCGATCAGCTTGCCGCTGCGCATGTCGACTGTTAGGTGCCCACCATTTCGCATGTCAGTCTCAGACAGCGGGGTACCAGTATTGATTCTCCAACCGCGATTGCCGTCGCTAAGCACTTGGACTGGAGTACCAGTGCTCGAGTACTGTGCTTGCGCATCGTTCAACACCTTGGCTTTGGCAGCGTGATCTGCAGCAAATGAATCCAGTTGCTTCAACTGGTTGTCTGCTGCGCGCTTGTTGTTGCCGGTCAATGCCGATGCCATGTTGGATCGGTAAGTGTTCAGACCGACGTAGCCTTTGCCACCGGTCATGACGTTGTCGCTGACGTCGTCAGTTGACTTCAGCAAGTTCTCAGCAACGCGTGCATTGAGGAATGCGCGGAAGAATTTGCGTTGTGATTCAGTCAGCTTGCTGCCGGCATCGGTGGCCAGCAACTCGGCAGTGGCCACATCAAGGTCTTCAGGACTTGCCATAGCCAAGCTGATGATCTTGGCCGCTGTGGCTTGTGAAGCCACTGGGTCACTGCTACTGATGCTGGCTGCAGCCGCCTTCGCATCGAAGTTGCGATCCTGCATCTGCTGATTGAACGTCTTCAGACGTTGCTCTGCAGTCTTCAGTTGCTTGTTGGTTTCATCGATCTGCGTTTGCACATCAGCTTTGACAAAACCAACTTCCTCTTCCAATGCCTTGACCAACTCGGTGCGCTTAGCGACCAATGCGGTATCTGCTGGGTCGGTCTCTGCCAGCACTTGCTTCATTGCATCCAGCTGAGCCTGTGCTTCCTGCACGGCTTTGCTTTTGGTCAGATCTTTGACGAAACCGTCGCGTCGTTCTTCCAAGTCGGAGACGATCTTCGATGCCTTTTCGAAGTTGGTCTGCTTGGTATCTTCGGTGGCACCTTCCTGCTTGCTGTTGCCGTACAAAGCAGCCACTGCGCGCGCGGGATCGTAGTCTTTGGAGGCTGGGTCAACCAGGCTGTCGACGTTGCCAGTAGCTACAGCATCTTTCTGCTTGGCCTGGCGGTTGCGCTTGTCGATCTCTTCCTTGCCATCGGCCGCTACGCTGCCACCCAAGCCACCAACAAAGCCCATGGGCCCACCAGTAAGCACGCCCATGCCCACGGCGTTGCCCAAGCCCCCGTCATATTCCTTGTCCAGTGCGACGTTCTTGGCAACCGTCTCCACTGCAGACTGAGCCGCTTCTTCGCCGCTCTCCAACGCAGTAGAGAGCACTGGTGCAGTAAGGGCACCACGACGGGTAGGCTGCAACGAGCCAGCAACCACAGCCTCATCGATGTCACCCACGCCCAGACGGCGTGCAAGCTTGTTGCCACCCACCGCTGCACCGGCACCAAGGACACCAGCGCCGGTTGCAAGCAATGCCTGCTTCAAGCTGAGACGACGATCGTCTGTTTCTTGGCGGATACCCTCGGCTACGTTGCCGGCCATGAGGGTGCCTTCACCAATTGCAGCTGCACCACCCTGCGTCAGAGCTGGAAGCTTCTCAGCCAGAGCTGCCAATGCAGGCGACTTGCTGATGAGCTCCATGACCTTGGGGTACTGCATCAGCAACTCTTTGCCGATGGCACCACCACCCAACATTGCAGGCAAAGACTGAATCAGGCCCTGTGCAATGGTGCTGGGGTTGTCCAAACCCTCTTCAATCGTGTTCAGGAAGCCTTGGGCTTCTTGTACCTTGGCGTTTGCAGCGCGCTGTTCAGGGCTGTAGTACGAATCCAGAACCTTGTGGGTACCTTTGGGGTCATACCCCATGGCTTCCCAGCCTTTGCCTGACAAACCAAGCGTAGCGATGTCACCGACACCAACTGCTGCCTCGCCCAGGCCAACAATGCCCTTGGCAGTGGATACCGCTGCATCTCCAAGCGTCCGACGGACGAGACCGGAGGTCTTCTGGCCCGTTACTTGGTCTCGAGCTACCAGGTCATCTAAGCTCAGAGCCTTGCGGACTTCTTGGCCACGATCACGGGCCTTCTCTGCAGCTTCAATACGTTGCTGGTTGGTCTCAAACGTGCCGCGGTTGAACTGCTCGCGGTACATTGGAGCCACGTAGCTAGGCATCTGCAAATCGCCTGCTGGTGCAGCCAGTACTTTGAGGTCTTCCTCGGTGGCTTTGCCTGCCAGCTGACGGAGTCGAGCTACTTTGGCTCGATCTGGGATGTGCATGTCCAAGGCACCAACCTTGGCATCGTAGAAACCGCCTGCAAGAGCACCAACAGCGTCGGCACCTTCAGCTGCCGTAGCTGCAATAGTGTTGGCAACTGAACCAGCAGTGCTACCCATGTCAAAACCGAGCTTGCCGGCAATTGAACTGTCCCAATCTGCGCGGGCTGCTGCGACTTCTACTTCGTTTCGTGCAATCGAATCACGAACTTGCGCAGCTTTCTCAAGACGGGCTTTTAAAAGCTCTTCCATCTTGCCTGCAAATGGGTTTAATTGGTCCATGGTGCTTTCCGAATAAAGGATTGCACCTATTCTAAAGAAAAAGGCGGGATATACCCGCCTTGTTCATCTACCTTGTCTTAATTGCCTTCGGAAATCGGCTGGATATTGTGGATTTGGATCGCTCCATAAACCAACTCCACCCTTTCTAGCTTGGGCTTCCAATCCAAGGAGCTCAGGATCGTTGTTGAACTCACGATAGACCCATGCCATGCCCTGTCGAATCATCTCTCTGGACAAGTTCTTGCCTTCGATCTCGATTTGGCAGGTGGCTCGGTTGAAGTTTGCGTTGGCAGTGGCCGGTTTCACGATCTTCAGCGTCACTTCCTTGTTCAAAATCATGTCCTGAAGCGTCTTTCTAGACTCCTCGCCATAGGCTTGGCCTTTTTTGCCATGCTTTTCGTGCGCTGTTTCAGGTGCATCGAAGTCCAAACGGCAATTGATGCTCGAGCCATCGGCACGATTGAGCGATGCGGTGTCTCCGTCCTGCACAAACGTGACGACTGCCTTCTCTGTAGGGCCCTTCAGCTTTGAAGGCTTGGCTTCCACCACGGTTTCTGGCTTGTTCCAAGCAACTTTTGGGACGACTACAGGTTCGGCCGGTGTAACGCTACCTGTTCCGAGGTTGACGGACAGGTTATCGCCTGCAGGCTTGGGCCCACTGGCGTCCGGTTTGATGGCCAACGGCCCATCCTTCTTAGGTGACCCAACCACCCCGGGTGCATTCGGGATGGATGGTGTCGGCTGGGTCACCTCACCTTTGGGAACATAACGCTCTTGCCCTTTGGGGCTTTCTTCCAAGCGTTCGGATCCGTAGAGTCCTGAAGAACAGTGGGCACCGCGGTACCGGCCAAACGTGCATCACGTTGAGCTTGCATCTCGCGGATTGCAGCCATTTCGGCAACCAAGTCTGCACGGTAGTTCTCACCACGACTGACCTTGTTACCTTTACTGTCCACACCAAACATCTTGTCAAGGGTGTTGACAACATCATCACCACGACGGCTCCAAAGAGGTGTAATTGCAGCAAGCGGGTTCTCACTAGACACGCTGAGCGCATCGACAATTGTTGCAATTGGCAACGGTGCTCGGATTGCTCTGCCTTTGTCATCGTGGCCAATGACCGCGCCGTCCTTGTAGTACTTGCTCAGGTTGGCCCGAATGTCGTCTGCTGCATCCCCAGTAATACCCATGCGCTTGAGGGTTTCATCAAGCTCTTTCTTTCCGTCTGTAGTCGAGTAGTCACCACCGCCATAAACAGAGTTCTTCAGCGTTTCTTTCCACTGAGCGTTGACAGCGGCCAGGGCAGGAGTACCACCGTTAGCCAGTGAACCACTCTCACCAGGAACGCCGCTCAAACCAGCTGTACCACTGCCCAAGCCGCCGTAGCCACCAGCCTTGAGTGCGTTGATGTATGCGCGCTCACGTTCAGCCGTAGCGATCTGGTGATCAGCCTGTGCTTTGGCCAGAACAGTCTGGGCACCTGTGCGCTCAATGTCTGCCTTCTTGGCTTGGACATCGAGCGGCTGCATCTCTTCTTTCCAGCCACGTTCCTTCACCAGCCACTCACGGGTGTCAATGCCGGTTGCCAGTTCAAACGCTTTGCGAATGTCAGGGTTCTCAGCCAGACGAGCCTTGGCGGCTGCAGGATCAGTCAAGCTCAGCATCTGGATCTCACGAACCATCGGTGCTTGCTTCTCATCGAGCATCGTGTTGTTGTACGTGATGCCGCGGATGTCACGATCCTGCAGAGTACCCAGGCGTTGATCCAATGCTGTACGTGCAGCAGCTTGATCAATCTGTGCGCCGTAGCCAGCGAGCATCTTGCCCATGGCATTGCCCGAATTCATGTTGCCAAACTGCTCAGCAGTCTGTGCTTCCATGAGTCGGTTCATGAACTCGTTGGTGTTGTTCTTCTTGACCTGTTCCCAGTTAGCCGCGTCGGTGGCTTCCATGGATTTCAACTGGTCATTAAAGGTGTTGAACCCGCTGGCCAGTGTTTGTTGTGCGATCTGTAGTGGGCGACTTGCATCAGCCAGCGAAGGGCCGGTGACATTTCGCCAGGTGATTGGTTCGGCCATTACTTCACTCCATTCTGAGACATGTACTCACCCACCGATTGGTAGGCGCCGGCGTTGGATGCCACGCGTGCGCGCTGGCGATCTTCCAAGTTTGTGTTGGTCGTCTTCACCTGGTTGGCGAAGTTGCGCTCGAACTGGGCTTTGTTGTTGGCCAGGGTTTCCTTGGCCAGGTTGTACTGTTGCATGCCCAGGTACAAGCTACCCAAACCAGTAGCAGCACCCAAAGCCAGACCACCCCAACCATCGGTACGGACACCGGTCTTGGGATCAACTTGGCCAATGACGCCGTTGCCGCGCAACCAGTCAGTAAAGCCACCAGCAGCAGATGGGCTCACAGCAGGAGTTGTCATGGCACTTAGCTGAGGCGTGGGCATGCCGGCAAACGAATAGTCTCCCATGCGAGATGGATCAGGGATGTTGGGTTGATAACCCCAGTTGGCCATGGCTTTTGCCCATGGTTGTTGCGTAGTGCCGGGCATTGAATAATCAACTGCCGGCATAGGGGTGTAAGTGAATTGGTCAGCCATTGTTGGGATCTCCTAACGTGTCATAAATCTTTGGAAGGGTGAGTGCTATGTCCACGTAGGAGGAAATTGCAGTGATCCCCAGGGTTCCAATGTTACCGAAGTGAATAGTCCTATTGTAGAAGTCTTCTGGCTTCTCGCCGAAGATTACGAAAGGACTTAATACTGTGCTGGTTTCCAGCAGTTTGTTGGCTGCATCAAGCGATTCTTGCTTGGCATCCGCGTACTCGCGGAAGTTGCTGGATTCGTCCAACAAGTCCTTGTAGTTCTCCACCATGACGGCTCGTTGCAGACCGGTAGACAGCATCAGCATGTCTTGAGCAAACGGGGCGCCTTTGACGCCGTTGGTACCTAATTCGTAGGCACCCCAAGCAATCAAAACAATAGCCAGAATAGTTGCGGCGTCTTTGCCAAATGCCTTGACAAAGATCTTGAACAACTCGGGCATGATGTACATGCTCACCAGCACGTTGAAGATGACCGTGACGATGACAGCCTCGACGCCGGTCACACCCAGTGCAGTGGCAATCCATGAGCCACCATCCGTGCCGCCGTCCGCAATAGTCAGAACCACAGCCAACACAATCAGGAAGATGCCAAACCATTCTTGCTGGTACCACTCCACTTCGACCGTGGTTCGGCTGTTGAAAACGAAGTGCAGCGAGCGCGCGTACAGCTGCTCACGCTGACGCAGAGGCATTGTCTTGGTGATCGTGTAGTCCAACGGAACCAACAGGTAAGTGTTGGTGTTGTTGCCAACGGTCGCGTACCCACCATAGATGTAGTACGTCATCCGCATGTTGGTGACGGTGAGCTCTTCGTACAAACCCTCGGCTATCTGATGGCGGTAGCGGTACGTCGCCACGTTTTCAATGTTGGTGTAGCTGACGCCTTCCCCATCGCTGTACGTCACAGGCGTGGGCACCTGGATAAGCTCACTGGTGTAGCTGTCAACTGCTCCAATCGAGCCAGCCACCAGCTGCTTGTAGATGCCGTTGACACCAAAGACCATCTTGAATCGCTTGTCTTGGATAACCACGGACTGATAGTCAGTGCTCCAGTTGCCCTGCTTTCGAAGACCGTACTGTGTGCGCAGCAGATCGTTCTCAGCCAAGGAGCCAGAACCATCCATGGCTTCGTACATCACGTCGAAGTACCGAAACAAGTACTCGTTGTCTGCTGCGTTGCTTGATGTCGGCGGTACCGCAAAGATCATCAAGGCCTGCTCGACGTCTCCAATGCTTGGGTTCTCGTCGATGCCTGTGGCCACAGTGTCGTAGTCCATGCCCAATTGCTTGAGCATGCGCTTGGTCGTCTTGTACCCGTCGCTGTTCTTGTCGGTCAGCTGCGATGCTTTGCCGTAGCGGAAGTACGAGAACGGGAAATACGAACCACTGACAGCTGGCTGCTCGGTGTAGACGTTCTCCAGCGCAGCAACGGTGTTCTGCCCTTTGCGGTACACCCAATACTTGATGTGGCCGTCGACCACGTACTTTGCGTGGAAGTAGTTGGCTGTCAGGTCGTACCCTGCCAAGGTAATTTCAAAGGTGCCGTAGGTGGTGCCGTTGTACTGGCCGAGCTCTTCCCAGCAATACGTGACCAGCAGCTTGACTTCGGTACCGGTGTCACTGACTTGCACTGCGCTGGGAGTCGTCACATTGGCAAAGGCTGCAGAAGCCGGCCGGTCAGGCGTGTAGCCACTTCGAGCAGCACTGCCCCACTGAACAATGCGGCCGGCAGGTGTGTTGGCCAGCAGCGTCTGAGGAACCACAACCACCATGTCGGACAGGTACACCGACTTGCCCTTAGTGGTAGTCAAGGTGCCCAACAAGTTCGTGTCTGGGTTGTAGCCATGGCTGGCAATCAGCTTCATCCACCCGATGTGCAGCGCGTTGGCCGTGCCGTAGTGCGAGTACTTGATGAGAACCTGCTTGCCTTCCTGGAGCTCGATCTGAGCTTCCACCTGGTCAGCACCTTGGGTCGACGAGTAGATCTCACCTGACGGCAAGCCATAGGTGTAGTTGCTCTCTGCGTAGCGGTACATCTTCTCCGCGCGCGCGCCGATGCTTTTGGACAAGTCTTCAAGCACGTAGTCGGACACGTTGCCTTCGTGGAAGAAAGCTTTGATCGAGCCGGACTGGATAGAGTCAGGCAAGGAAGCGTCGTTGATGACGCGCATTACCTGGGTGCCTACCTGGGTAACTTCTTCGCTTGCGAATGGATTCCATCCCATAGAACTTCCTGACTGCTAATGTGAAAAAGGGGAGCACCGGGCTCCCCTTGATTATTGCCTTGAGGGATTAGGCCCCTACCCCATCCAGCAACTTGGTAACCGCTCGGCCCACTGCCGCGTCGTCCAGCTTGTTGGTGGTGTTGGCCGATGTTGCTTCGTCCGTGGTTCGACGCACGTTCCAGCTGTCGACCATGAGCTTGGCTGCTTTCTGTTCGGCGTCTCGCACAAAGCCATTGGTCTGAGCCACGTACAAACCTTTTTGACGGCCCAGCACAGAGTCTGCGTCGACACCGGTGGCCAGGGTTTGGGCTTTTTCGCTTGCTACCTTCTGGGTGAGCAACTCGGTTTCTTTGTTCGTGCGGGTGATGTTGGCCATCGTCAGGTCGTACTCAGCGCGCAACTTGCACTCCTGAGCCACCAGCACCGTGTTCTCAGTCACGGCGTTCAGGCGTTGCTGCTCAGCCAGAGCAATCTGTTTGACCAGCAGCTGCGCTTCCAGGTCTGCCTTTTGTTTGGTCAGAAGAAACTGGGTCGCCGTCTGCAGGACTTGTGTCATGGCACCCAGATAGACCTCTGAATACTCAGTGCCCTTGATCCGGTTCTTGGCGAATTCGGCTTCGAGATGTGCGGCAGACGCCTTCATCAAGACATCGAAAACACCCGTCCCACCAACTTCTGTGGTGGTCAGATCTGCATTGGTAATTGTGGTCATAGGTCTATCCGGGATTTGTTGCTACTTACTCGACGCTGCCAGACATGGCTTGACGTTGAGCCAAGTCATGCAATTCGTCTTTGGTCAGGTCAGGCAGGACTTCAATGGCGAACTCACGGATGAGCTTGCCCTTGCGAGTCTTGTTGCCACGGTTGTCCGTGGTGGTCACAAACACTTGGCATTGGCGATCGACCAGTGCTTTGTAGATCATGTTGGGAACGTGCCAACCTTCATCTGCATTGAAGGGCACGAACTTCGAGAACGAACCAACGACTGCGTTACCTACGCTGATGATCTCGCCTGGCCACTCGGCTTTGGCTGGGTTCATGCAGGTCAGGCGGATGCGCACCAGGCGGGCAGCATCGTCTTTGAGGCGCTTGTTGCGCTGGTTCTCAGTCTCGACTGCGGTATTCATTTCGGCTGCGCTGGGCTCATCGGCTTCAGCAGCAGGCGGTTCAGTAGACGTCACGGCTGCATTGACCTTTTCACGCAACTTCTCCAAACCAATGGAGGGGTGATAGGAGATGCCCATCATGTCAGCGCGCGCTTTCAAAGCGACGAGCTCGTCTTCGGCAGTTACTTGGATATCGTTGTCTTGAGTTTGTTCAGACATTGCGTTCTTTCAGAGTTGAGGAAACAGAAAACGAGGAGAGAGGGTTGCCCCTCCCTCCTCTATCGATTACAGCTTGGCTGCAGTCTTGATCAAGGCAATGCGCTCAGGACGCAGAACCATGAAACCGTAGTACCACTTGATCGACATGAAGCCGGTCTCGCCGTATGGATCTTGGGTAGTGGCAGTTGCCTCACCAGGAGCCTTGTGCAAGATCTTGAACTTCACGCTCTTACCGTCGGTTTGGAAGCCGATGGTAGTGAAGGACTCGTCACCAACCACGAGGATTGGGAACACGTCGTAACGACCAGAGGTCTCGTAGCAGTTTGCGTCGCCAGAAGCGTCAGCACCTGCACCAGCCCACTTCATCATCTCGGGAACCACGACCAAACGGAATTGGTCAACGGTACCGACTTCACCGTTCAGGGTAGTACCCACGGCATCGCCATAACGCTCCACGCCGACGAAGGCAGGGTTGTCATGCAAGTCCTTCATTGCACGGAACACAGGGAGCAATTCGCTACCGATGTAAGCCACGCGAGCAGAAGGGATCGTCTTGGTGTCGATCATGCGCGAACCAGTGATGATCTTGGTTTGCTTGGGGCAGCGGTTTTGATCCAACTGGATCGACACGCGCATCAAGTCACCGTAAGTCACGATCGTGCTCGAAGTGATTTCGCTGTTGGTAGTAGCGGCACCCGGGAAGCGCACCACACCAGCGGCGTTGATCAAGTCGATTTGCAGAGCATCTTCAGTGATCTCGTTGGCACCCAACAGCATTTCGCGGTTGATGTGTTCCATCAACTGAGCGTCAGTGTCGAAGTCCATCGATTCTTGGGTGTACTCGTCGAAGAAGCCGAACTTCTCGAGAGTGCCTTCCAATTCGATACGCTTGAAACCCACACGGTTCACGCGGCCACCGGTCTCAGAGAGAGCAGGCATCTTGCCGGAGATCGTGCCGATGTCCTTGCTAGAACCGTACATGTTGCCCGAACCTTGTTGGGTCAGAGCGCCGATGTTCAGAGCAGCAATTGCGTTGGCTTTGGTTGCGTTGGCAACTTTGAAGTTCAAAGAACCAGTCACAGTGATAGTGGCTTTGCCAGTACCAGCAGAACCATCGGAACCAGCAACAGCAGTCACGCCATCGAGGTTGTCGTTGATTGCAGTAGCAGCAGTTGCCTTGTCAGCGTTGGCCACAGCGAGCACAGCGCGAGGCAAAGTCACGTAGTACTGAGTGTTGGTCACGGCGACGCCAGCAGCATCGATACCTTGGTCGTTGATGTTGCGATCATCGAGCATAGGCATGTAGTGGTAACGCTTGATCTTCTTGCCGTAGTTCTTAGGCATCGAAGTCACGTCAGCCAACTGGCTGAAGAACTGCAGTTTTGGAAGTTCAACCAGCGCCTTCTTAGCGTAGAAGTGGCTGATGATTTGGGCGCCAACAGAAGATTGGCTACCGGCGGTGGGGTCATTGAATTTCATGATGAGATCCTTCGTTTACAGAAATTGTTTGTTCACATGTTTACTGAACTCTTCATCCGACATCGCCAATGGATTGAAATCCGGCGGAATCGAACTGGAGCCAGCAGATTTAGTGGAGCTTGCAGCCCGCTTTTTGTCTTTGAGCTTGTCGTCATCTTCCTGCTTCGGTTTCGGTTGAACGATCACCTTCTCGGCGGCTGGCTTCGCTGCTGGCTGGGAGCTACCCTTGGCCAAAGCATTGAACTCACCGCGAGCATGTAATGCGTCACCGACTTGCCGGTAGGCTTCGATGTCAGACATGCCAACCAAGCGACCAAACATGCGCTCGTTGTCAATCTCCTTTTGAATCCGGTCATAGATGCCACTTGAAATGTGGTCATTGATGACTTTCAGAATCGAAGGAGTGCCAGCGATCACCTGTTTACTTGCAGCGTCCCACTTAGTGCTAACAATCTCGAGTGTCCGGTTGTACGAAGGTGTTCCCTGAATATCATCAAGGACCGTATCCAGCTCAATCTCACGGTCGTCAACAGTGTAAGCAGTCTGCTTATACGCGCTTGCTTTGTCAGCGTCCAGATCCATAGGATCTATGCCGCTGTCCTTAACCAGTTTATTGATTGCCGCCGCATCTTTACGATCCAGGTCAATCAAGAAACTGATCTTCTCTTCGCTCAGGAGGTTTGCTTTCTCAAGCAGCTTCATGAGTTTCAGATTGGGTTTCAGAGCGGCCATCTTCTTGTTGTAGTTGGCACCCATCTGCATGAGGGTGATAGCTTCGTCGACGTTGCCGACTTGGATATCTCGCCCGTTTGCTTTGAAGGGAGCCAGAAGACGCTCGTACTCTGACTTGAAATCAATTGTAGATTCATCTGCAGGCTTTTTCTCAGCAGCCTTCTCAGAATCTTTGTTGTCGGCAGAAGCATCAGCTGCTTTGCCTTCATCTTTGTTGTCGCCGGCGTCGCCTTCCGACTCCGCTTTGCCGTCGGTCGCCTGGTCGGCTCCCTCGGCAGCTGCGTCGTCCGGCTCGCCTTCACCTTCTTCATCCTCAGACTTGTCTTCGGAGTTGTCGGCGCTGGCATCGGCAGAACCATCTGCACCGGTATCTTGCGAACCAGTCTGATCGTCACCTTCGGCAGGATCGGGGTCTTCTTCTTCCTCGACCACGGTGCCTGGGTTTGTAGGCTCTGTCATGTTTCGGATTTCTTCATCCGACATGGACAGGTAATCAGGTTCCTGAACTTGTTTGTTGTCTTGGGAATCGGACATTACTCGGTCTCCCCACGAATTTCTTCAACAGCAGCTTCGTCCTGCTCAATTGACTTGGTAGCCAAGGCAGCTTGTTGGACGAGTGTGGTGAAGTACATGTTCAGATTGCCGATCGCATCGATCTGGGTCAGGATTGAACGCTGCATTTCGGCAGATTGGAGGCTGGGGTTTGCCTTGGCCTGAACCAGACGGATGGCTTCTTTTTCGAAGTAGCCTTCCATGACAATGGTTCGGAAGTCTTTGTTGGACTTCAGACGCTCGAGAGCGTTGCCTAATTCAACCAGCTTACGTGCTGCTTTGATGTTAGCCTCAATGGCTTGGACTTGGTTTTGCATTGTCTACCAGTGCTTTCAAAAAGTTAATAGAGGGTGGGAATTACTTCCACACCCCCGATCATATAACCTTTTTAAGTCTTTCTATTGGCAATGTATTCTTTAACCAAATCATGATTGCGTTCTTCACGAGCGAAATCATGTTCCATTGTCTTCATTGCCATTTGGCTTCGGGCTTGTGCACCATGAAGTTCTTTGTCGCGCTCTTGCTTCACACCGGACTCTTGTTCAACAAAGTCCAGGTTCTTCAGATCGGTATCTGAGCGGACGTTTGCAGCGACTTCGCCTTCGGTTGCAGCCTTGGCCTGATCCAGTACAGCCTTGCCTTGGTACGACATGGCCATTGCATTCTCTTTGGCGATCTGAGCCTTGAGCAATTCAACTCGGAGTTGAGCTTCTTCCTGAGCCAGTGGATCTGGTTGCGGTTGGAACGTCTCGATGCGATGAGCCAAGTCGGGCATCTTGCGCAGGCGAGCAATGTCACCCAGCAACATGTTCAGCATGTCGCGGTCACCGTTCGGGCCGATGGTCTGCAACAGGAAAGCCAACTGCTCAGCCTTGTTGTTGTCTTCCTCGGCCGTGCTGATCGAGAGCTTCAGGTCGAAGTTGCCGGCCAGGTCGTCGCGGCGGATGACGGCGAACTCGTCATTGGTGATGCGAACGACTTCTTCCTCAGACAGGAACTCTGCGTTCATGCTGATGATCTTGCGGCCGATGTTGATGATGCCGTTGGACAAGCGACGCAGGATGCCGAGCTCGCGCTTGGATGCGGCGTCCAGTGCACCACGCACACCTGCAGCCACGTCACCCAGCGACTGGCCAGAGACGCCCATCGAGAACGACTTCACACCTGTCAGGGATTCGGCTTCCTGGTTCTGCAGCTGCAGCATGAAGCTGGCCGACTGTGGGATCTCGGGGTAGGTGTGCATGAACACACCCTGACGAGGATCGACGCCCTGGTTGAACTCATAGTCCAGACCCTTGTCGAAGCGGCGGCGGTTGGTTGCATCCAGCATGTCCTTGCGGATACCGGTCTGACCGTTGGCCGACTTGCCCATGATGTCGATCATGCCGCGCGTCACAGCGCCGGCGACCTTCTGGTTGTCTTCGAGCAAGGCACCATCAGGCTCGCCGTAGATGGCTTTGCGCACTGGGAGGTAGTGCTCGACAACGAATGGGATCTTCTTGTCTGGGAACGGGTTCAACTCCATGCGGATCATGGTGTCGCCTACCCAGGAGGCAACAAAGGCTTCGGCTTTGCCGTCACCGTTCACATCCCAGTAGCCCCAGTACTCGTGAACCACCAGCTTCTTGCGAGGTGCGTCGGAGAAGTTGAATGCACGAACGCCATCAGATGCCGCGTGGTTCGGAGTACCGAGCACAGTGTTGGCATCGACGTTCACGTACTGCAGGTTCTTGTAGCGCTTGTCTTTCTTCAGTTCGGACATTGAAGTCTCGAACGTGTAGATGACAAAGCCAGCCTTGTCGATGTTGCCCAGGCAAGTGGGGTCGATCGTCACGTTGCGGTAATCGCAAACTTCCAGGGTCGGACGGTTGAGGACAGTGCGCATCTTCTTGACGCGCTCTTTGCCAGTGATGACTGGCTCGATTGGCTGGCCGTTTTCCTTGTAGAGCTCGTGCGCTTGCTTGAGTTCTTCAGGGACATCGGTCATGTACTCCGATGGAGAGTCTTCTTCCATCTGGTCCAAGTGCTCGTGCATAGGACCGTACTCGGGATTGATCACATACTCGACAACCGGTTGCTCGGTCTCGTATTCCTCTTCTTGGAAATCCCAACCTACTCGAACAATGACCGTTCCTTCGTCTACGGCTGCGCGCACGTATTCGTCGATGAACTTGGTCTTGTTGATGTGCACGTTGAACTGGTGATTCAAAACCAGTTCATTTTGCTTCGCTGCTTCGCGGTCTTCCCAAGTTACCGGCTTCACGTTGAACACGTCGTCGGTACTGAGGAATGGCTCGCTCAAAGCAGCGTATCGCCACTCGGCTTGTTTCCGAATTAGCTTCGGAACAATTGACGAGTTTCCCTTTGGTGTATTGACCTTCGCGGCACCCGTGACGTTTAGGTTATCAAGCCACTCAGCAATCTGAGTCTTCTGCGCATTGTGCGAAGGCGTGGCAAAAGTGAGATCCTGCTTGAGGCTACCCAGCTTTGGTGGGTTCTTCCAGTTGGTCAGCTTCGGAGCTTCCAAGCCAAGTTGAACCGCTTGTGTGTCATTGTCATCGATCATAATTGTGTCGTTCTTTAGGTAGCTAAGATCATCCCATTAACCTTTTGAGAGTAACAGAATGGACATTCAATCTCTTCGCCAGGCATTCATTATGCCAACAAAGGCTTCTGATAAAGCAGGAGCCTTCGACATCTTTATGCCTGAAGCCGGTGAAGCCACCGGAGAAAGCCGACTAGTTGGGCTCGGGTTTGCTGCTGCAGTTCCCGATGGCCATGTAGCTTTGCTGTTGCCCCGTTCCAGTTCCGGTGCAAAACACGGTCTGGAATTGAACAACACCTGCGGTGTCATTGACTCCGATTATCGCGGAGAATGGAAAGCCGCTATTCGAACCAAGACTGGTTTGCCATTTAGTTGGGCTATGGGCGACCGAATCCTGCAGTTCATGGTCGTGCCGATCGCCAACGTAACCCTGAATCAGGTGGAATCTCTGGATGAAACCAATCGCGGTACTGGCGGCTTCGGATCCACAGGCAAATAAGCCAAGCCACCCAAAGAAAAAGCCCCAATTGCTGGGGCTTTTTTGTTACCACTTGACCTTGTCAGCCCAGTAGGCCGCGGACATCTTGCCTTTGGCAATGTTCTTCGCGTGTCGGGCCTTGAATGCTTCGTTGCGCTTGGAACCATCGGGCGAACCCTGGGTTCCTTGCTGGCCAAACCGGATGGTCTTGACCAGGCTACCTGACTTGGCCACCACAATGTGGCTCTTGGTCTTGTGTCCCGGGGTGCGCTTGGGCTTGTTGTACCCAGACACCCCCGCGCGTTCGAGTCGAGAGTCTTTCTCCATGGCCATTTCTCCTTAGACCCAGCCGTTTCGTTCCAGCTTGTTGTACTGGGTGCCGTGATCGATCTGGAAGTCTTGGTTTTCCAGCTGCTGACAGGCAAATTCGTACTTCTGGTAGTAGGTGTTGCCAGTGCTTTCGCTCTCGCCCAGTCCTGCCGGCGTGTGCACGCGAGCACCCACGAAGAGGAGCAGTGCATCCACATGGGTTTCGGGTAGCTCGAGCTCGATCTCTTCTGGCTCCACGTCCTCATAGGCCAGCTTCACATGGTTGGCTCGGTAGACGATCTCCAACGTGCTGGTCTTCAGGTCTTCAGTCAGGGTGTCCAACTGGTCAACGATGTCCTTTGGTACCACCAGCGTGCGCTGGTTCGGTGTGTTCATGGACAACTTGTCGGCCGCGTTGTTCACGTTGAACTCAAAGCCAGACGACGAGTAGATGTGCTCCACCTTCAACAGGTCATCTTTGAATGGGAAGGCCAGATCGTTGATGTACTTCACCGGGCCGCGCGACTTATTGCTTGCAGCAAACTTACTGTTCAACTGGTAGGTGTAGACCCCAGGCTGCAACTGCAGAGTGAATCGACCCTCTTTCAACTTGAAGCGCTTGTACAGCGCAGTGAGCGCCAGGTTCACATGCGCAATCATCTTGGGGTAGTCCTGAACGCGGATTGCTCCGGCCGCTCCACCACCGATTGAGATTTGAGAGAGCTCACCATAGGTCAGCTGGTCGAAGATTTCTTTGAGTTTCATGTTGGTTCCTTACACGATGTATGACGCCATACGGTCAGTGGGCTCATCGTCAATATCGACTTCCCACATACCGTCGCCCGTACCCGATTGCTTCATCGGCGTTTCTTCCGATGGCTTCCAGGTAATGAGTGAGGACAGCATCGAGATCGTGTCGATGAAGTCATCGTGCTTGCTACGGAAACCAGATACAGAAACCAGGCTCAATTCGTTGATGGCTTCCTGGATTGTAGGCTCGGTCTTCCGCTCTAACGGGAAAAAGATCTTCCGTGCTTTGAACAGAGGAACCACGGTATTAAACCGAACG